CCAAATTCTATTTTAGCTCCACTAGGGAACTGCCATAACTTTCCTACTTCTTTAAACTTAGCACCTTTAAAGGCTCTAGGATAAAGTTCTCGAGACTTATCTATAAGTTCTCTTAGTTCTGGCATAGACCTTCTTAATATCAAAGCTCTGTGCTCTGTTATGTGGCAGTAACGCAATGGGTCTATTAACATTGCAAAACTTTTTCCACCACCTGCTGCTCCACCGTAAAGAACATCTTTCTCACCGGCAGCTAAAAAATCTGTCTGTGGTCCTTCGTTTGGCATGAAAGCCACATGAGAACCAGTAGTATCTAAATGTTGTTGTATAGCGTCAGGTAACTCTTTGGTTTCTGACTTTGTTAACACATTAGATGTTAAAACTTTTTCTTCTGTTTTAAATTCTTTTTTAACTCTAGCTAAACTTCTTGTTAGCTTTTGAACTTTCTTAGCTTTTTTTGTAAGCTTATTTTTAGCTTGTAAAGCTAACTTCATATCAGAAAGTTCTGAATTTTTTGGTCTACCCGGCTTAAGCCTTGGTGTACCGTCTTTCTTTAGTATATAGCTCCCATCTGGGTTTGTCAAGTACTTTTGTGAATTATCTTCCATATACTTTATCTACGTGTTTTTTCAATCCGGGTCTAGACATCTTCCTTCCAGTCTCTGCCTCTAACCAATCTACTCCAATACCTAGACTAATTTCACCATGAAATACTGCTTTTGTTACTTCTTCTAATACACTTAGTTCGTTTTCTATAGGTACTAGAAAAGAACTAGACTCTTCTTCTAACTCATATCCAAAAGGTATAGTTGAAGAAGTTCTTGTAATGTAACCTTCTTTCATTTACTTTTTCTTTTTAGTAGTTAAACTTTTTTTAACAACTTTACTTTGTGCTTTCTTTCCTTTTTTCATTAAAAGCTGGACTTTCAATAACATTTCGCTTATGAATATTTCAACATAAGTAAACATTATTAAAAGCCTCTTACGCAAACTCACCCTTTCAGGCTGGTTATTCTTTTTCTTTGCTGGCATTATTGCCTCCTTTCTTTTTATTAAATATTAAATCCCAGTTATCTTCGTACTTTTGTTTAGATACTGAGAGTGGTCTCGGTCTTGCACCTTTACCACCATCGCTTTTACCATAGATACTTTTTCTAAAGGTTACTTGTGAACCTTCATCGTTACCTATCTGTCTTCCCATTTACCTTTTCTTTCCTTTATGCAGTCCATGTTTTGCATGCTGCTTTCCTTTTTTAGTAGCTGCTCTTTTCTTTTTGTTAGCTGCTGCAAGTTTCTTACGACCTGCTGGAGTTGACTTTAATTTCTTAATAGTCTTTGCAGGAGCATATACTTCTCCAGTCTCTGAAGATTTTTTACCACTAGCAGTTCTCCACTTTTGTTTACCCCATCTTTTTAAAGACTCTTGAGATTTTTTAAGTGCCATTACTTGTAGCCTCCACCTGCAGCCTTATAAGCTTTAGCTAACATCTGAGCTTTACGAGCAGACCACTGTCCTGCTTTACCACCCTTAGTGCCGGCTTTTATTCTATTAAAGATACGCTTACGCATTGTAGGTTTAGTATAGTTACCTGCTTTGTTTACTGTTGATTTCTTTTTAGCAGCCATATTACCACTTCACCTTATTAGCCCAGTAAGCTGCGGACATCTTACCTTTTTTTATATTAGCACCATGTCTAGCTTTAAAAGACCTAGCTCTTGCTGTATTAGTTCTGTCACCAGTTTTACCTTGTTGACCAAACCTAATTGTTTTAATCTTATCACCTACTTTAGCCACAACAATATGTGACTTAGTTTTGTGACTAGGAGTTCTTTTAGGTTTGTTAAAACCAGAAACTCCTGCTCTTTTTAATCTACTATCTTTTTCTTTTGGCATTAGTGTATTGTCCTCTGTTCTATTGGTTCGTGTATTAGTTCTCTTATTTCTCCTAAGACTAATAACCCATATTGTATTGCAATGCTGTTTGCTACTTCTAAAGAGTCTGCTTTAATGTAAGGACCTATTAAGATTCCTTTGTCACTTTCTACATACTCTGTTATCCATAGCTTCATTTGTTTTTACGCATTAGTTTATCTTCTGTTCTTTGTAAAGATGTTTCTAAAAACCTATCTATTAGGTTACTAAAAAAATTTAATATTCTATTCTGATAGTTCCTCATAGTCACTTTCTTCTGCTTCTATTACAACAGGTGCTTTATCAGGCATCAAAAAGATACCTCCACTAGTTGAATTATGGTTTATATCTATTTTGTCTACCTTACTTACTCCTACTCTATCTAGTAAAGTCTGTGCTGCAGCTAACTTGTTATTAGCTTGTATCACAGGTTTTTTAGATTCCATAATCTCCACAACTTTAAAAGCTGCTTTAGGTGCAGAATTGGCTAATACTTCTTGGGTGAGTTCTATTATCTCATTCTTTAAAGTCTTTACAACATGATGATAATGAGAAGAATAACCAGCAAGTTCAGCAGCTTTCTTAGCGTCCCCTTGTGTTTCTACAAGGTGCTCTAGGAAAGACTTCTGTTTGTCAGTTAGTTCTCGTTTAGTTGATGTTGTATCAATGCTTGGTAATATAGCCATGAATCCAGTATACACTCCTAATTTAGAGTTGTCAAGTACAAATTAGCTATTGACAAAACCCGAATCCGATGCTATAATAACATAGTGCCCTCCCGGGTCAACATAGCCCCCCAAAATCCTAAACAAAACTATTACCTCTCTAATAAGAGGGGAGTAATTGTGTCTGAATAAATACCCTTTAATACTATAAAGACTTGAGAGTTTTAGTGTCGGGGCGTTAACTAGTTCTGGTTAATAACCATTATCTTAGAAAATGTATAACCATGCTATAGATATATAGGGTAGGGGGTATGGTCTCCTGCCCACCACTTCAATAGCTTTGTAGAATGTAAAACATAGACCTTATTGTATGGAAGCCTTTAAGACTCTTGAGTTTCAATAGCTATTGTAGTGTAAGAACAAATCTATCTTGTCAAAATACCAGAGCTACTTGTGGAACTTTACTAACTAAATAAACCATCAGTACAACTAAAGTTAAAAGAGATTTGTTCTTTGGTGACCATAAAGCCTATCCTATAGTTTTTGTTTATTTAAAACTTTATCAATGCCCCTGAAAACTTAGTAAGCCTTTACATCGTCTGTAAGTTGAGAAAGGCTTCCATGTCTGCAATCTTATAATATCAAATGTATAATCATATCCTTTAAGATGGTCGAAGGAACACTCTGCAAGCTAAAGCCTTCCAAGCCAATTAAAGTTCAGGCAGGTATAGCATCTAATCCCTAGCTCTTTGCAACTATCCCATAAATTAGAAGGGACTTGGCAGTCTTTTGGGTTGTGAAACTGTGGAAACTCTGAGTTCCCCTAGCCGAATAAGTTAAAGTATCATAGGTATTTCCTTGTATAAGCTAGTTTACAATTACATATAGCTTTTAAAGTGACAAATGTTTACAGTATTTTCTCCCAAAACCTCGAAAATCTATAAAACTTTTGCTCCCAAAACCTCGCAAAACTCCAGCATTTGCAACTTTAAAAGCTATATGTTATTATGTAGGTTTTTAATACAAGGAAATATTATGATACTAATAACTTATTCAACTAATGAAACTCTAGAGTTTCCTACAGTTTCTCAAGCAAAAGCCTACAGTTTAGACCTTCTAATTTGTGGGATAGTTGCCTTAGGAATCAGATGCGATAATGCCTCTGACTTTAACCACTTGCAAGACTACCTTGCAGGTATTCATTCAACCATTAAATCTTAAAGGAGATAATTATGGAAAACACATTTGATATTAACGCTTTTGACAAGGATAGACTTTCTAGCCCAGCAACTTACAGACAATGTAGAGGCTTGGCAATTAAGTTTTCAAAGACAGGTGACAAAGTAGATTGGAGAAAACAAAAACAAATACTTGGTTGTCTTTATGGTCTTGCCAAAGAAAAAAGGTTTAACTTTAAACATGCTAATGATTTATTTAGTAAGAAAAAGTTACCAAAAGTATATTTTGATAAGATAGCTTTGTACTTAGAAAACAATAGCTAAACCCTCTGAAACTCAGGAGTCTAAAAGACTTCTGAGTTTTTTTATGCCTATGTTTTATGATAAAACAACAAAGCTATCTTGTATTTTAATGAAATTACTTCGTAATTACTCTTTGATAGTCGCAGTCGACCATACCAAAAAAGTAAGTAAGTTAAGTAAGTATAACTTTAAGCTCGAGTCTTAAGCTGGTCGGTTGGTTGAGGGCGTTTTTTAAGTGTATAAGCTGTTAATATGTTATGTATAACCTGTGTATAAGTATGTATAACCTGTGGATAACTATTTATTAGTGCTAAATTTAATCTTAAAATTATAATTTAAACCACTCAGAACCTTAAAACTCTAAGTATATCTTAAGATTAGGATATGCTTGACTTTTGCCGAGAAAATCTCTATAATTGGTCGGTCAGCAGGGAACAGACCTTGCTAGATTTTTTAAATATTTGGAGATGTTATGAAAAATAAATGTAAAAACCCCAATGGTAAATCTAATATTCAAACGATTACAGATAGTAAACTTAAGGTTGTCAAATTCAACAGCCTTGAAAAAGTAGAACGCTATATCAATGAGTTAGGATATACTTTAAAGGTTAGGAATTCTTTTAAAGAAGACAGGTCAGTAATATATAGACATAAGTCTAATAAAAATAGACATGTGTTTCTTAAATCAACATATGATTTTCTAAATAATAACACAATGGAAATGGGTACTGTTTGGACAGTCCAACAATTTTAATATATAAGGAGTATTAATATGAAAGTTATAGATTATTTTAAATTTATAGATGAGTGTAGTGAAATGAGTGATGAAGAAGGTTTTAAAGTTTATAATTCTTTATTAAAAGAAGAATTAGATAGAGAAAGTTTAGTTGATTTAATATTAGAGTTTACTCAAATAGTATGTAAAGCTGATTTATCTTTAGACCAACTTGAAAATCCTTTTGAAGATATACTAATTAAAGAAGCACCCTCGCCTCTTAAATTAGTTCATTAACTTAAAACTCTAAGTATATCTTAAGATTAAAATATGCTTGACATCTGCCGACAAAGTTGCTATAATTTGTGGGTCAGCAACCAACCGAGCTTTCAAAAGCTCATAATTATTAGGAGATAATATGGAAGACAACGAACACTTTGAATTTGTAGAGTTTATGCAAGAGCAAGAACTTATAATAGAAACCACCGAAGCTAATAGACAATTAGACGAGGAAATTAATCCAACAACAGGAGATAAAAATGATAGATAAAAATATTAGCTTTCATGATGTAATAGAAATAACAAACTGTAAATCTATAGAAGATGAGACAGTTGTTTTAGGTAAAGGTGAAAGTAGAACACCTTGTAGAACAATAACTATTTGTCAAGACTACGAAGGACATTCAGTTAGAACTGTGTTAAATCTATTCGGTCAGAATGGACAAGATACTGTTCCAATGGAAGTATAAAAAAACTTATAGGACACCAAGTAAAAGAGGTGCTAATACTAAAGCACAATAATAATATCACTTGGTCTCTAGGGATTACTGTTAAATCGTAAAATTAAACTGCGCAATCAGGATAAACTAGAAACTATAAACCGAGCAACAGTCCTGAAGGTACTCTTTCTGCTAGTTTGAGTCGTAAATAAACCAACTAGCACCACTATTAATAATAATAAAATGGAGATAAAATATGTCGAAAACTACATATACAATACGAGGTAGTAATACTACTACTGCAATAAAATATGCACCAATCATTATCCAAAATATTTGGAGAGCTGGTACTGATGCAGGGGCTAACATCATTAGAGTTAGAGTAGCCAAAGAGAGAGATGAGAAAACTAAAGGTAGAACATTCTTTGGTTATCATCAAAACAAAGTGTCTATATATCAACAACTACAAGACCCTATATTCCCACTATGGTTTAGACGAAAAGTTAAACTAGGTGAAAGTAATAAAGGTATGCAAGTCTTAGAGGTTGCAAACAACATGGACTCACAGAAAACATTCAATGTTATTGATAACTACGAAGCCTATACAAATAGTGCATGGACTAGGTTTACTGAAAGATTAAAAGATACATTACTATATAGTGTGTCTTTGTTTCAAAGGTAAATAATTATAGTGCTGGGTATCACTTTAAAGTACCCATTTAATTTTAACTTAAAGGAGATATAATATGGCACAGCCAATGAGAGTTTGCGATAGAACAGCTATTGTAGATAAAATAAAAAGAGAATGGAAAGAAACATCTTTAAATAGATTTAAACATAGCTTCGAAGGAAGTGATAACGAGACTTATTTAAAAGATAGACTAAAAGAATTAGAAACAATTCAAAAAGAAATGAAAGAATTAGAAAAAGATTTTAATTCTATAACAGAGTCAATACAAAGTCATTGTGAAAATGTAAATAATGTATTAGCAGACGGAGAATGTAAAGAAAATTATAAATATTCTTATGGTGGAACTTCATTAAACTTTGATAACCCTTACAGTTATAACTCAGACTTTGGTTATGAAATAAGAACTCATATGTCTTACAAAATGCTAAATGAAATTGAAAGTGAATTAACTTTAGCTACTATAGGTGGAGACTTTGATGTTAAGGAACTAATCAAAGACTTAACAGATAGATTTATCAATCAAAACAGAACTTAATAACAGGAGATACTATGAGTAATATAATTACAGAAGCAAGTAAAGACTACATCTTAGATGAGGTTGAGTCTCTTTGGTCTATACCTGATAGAGAAGATTTAAAGAATGATTTAATTGACTACATAGAAGACAGCTATGCTATTGTTTATGAGCAAGATATAAAAGAAATTATGATAATGTGGCTACAGCAAAAGATATTTGTAGCAGGTCATAATGTTTATTCTCATGCAGATATAGACAAAATGGCTGAGTCTTACACAGTAAAAGATAAACTAATATAGGAGAAAAGATATGGGCTACAAACTACTAACATTTAGCAATCCAAAGATACAAAAAAGTAATAAAGTGTATAGCAATTATCTAAGTGCTATAGTACACATGAGTCCAATCAACACTAAGATATGTCCTTATCAAGACATTGCTGGGTGCAAGGAAGCCTGTCTTAATACAGCAGGTAGGGGTGGCATTATAAAGAAGGGTGAAACCACTAATGTCATACAAGAAGCTAGAAAGCGTAAGACTAAATTGTATTTAGAAGATAGAGATACCTTCATGTCTTACCTGATATCAGACATAATTAAGTTTGATAACTACTGTAAGAAAAAAGATAAGCTTCCTTGCCTGAGATTGAATGGTACTAGTGATATACAATGGGAACATATACCTACAAAGAATACTCATTATGGTGTTTCACAAATGCATTTGTTCAAAGAATATGCAGAATACTTTGAAGGCTATGGACACCCTGAGTGGAAACCTTGTAAAGAAATTGTAGACTTAGGTTGGCGAGAAGCTAAGAATATCTTTGAGTTGTTCCCACATATACAGTTTTATGACTACACTAAGATACCTACTAGAAAAGTATCTCAATATAAAAATTACCACCTGACATGGAGTTATAGTGAAGCTAGTAGTAAGTATGCACAATACTTTGATACTATAAAGTATAACATAGCAGTAGTATTCAACGGCACTATGCCTATCTATTACAAGGGTAGAGAGGTAATCAATGGAGACGAAAGTGATATAAGATTTATGGACAAACCCAATGTAGTGGTTGGTCTTAAAGCAAAAGGTAAAGCAAGACATGATATGTCAGGCTTTGTAATACATGTATAGGAGATACAAATGAGCTATGAAAAACATGGTAGAGGAATGATTGCTGTTAATTTAGTACATAATTTTTTAATTCAACAGGGGTATCAAGTCTTTAACGAAGACCAAAGTCAGGGTATAATTGACATGGTAGCTATTAATGAAGAAGGAGATATGTTATTGATAGATGTTAAAGCATTGGCAAGAAGAAAAGATGGCACTAAAATTAATAGAATACTTAGACCTAATCAAAAAAAACTTGAAGATGCACTCAGCACTAAGATACAATTAATTTATGCTGATGTTGAGACAGGCGAAATAGATTTTAATAGGAGATACAAATGAAAGAATTTAATGAAGCGTTAAAAGAAAAATTAGAAGATGTATTCGGTAAAGAATATGTTAATGATAAGATAGTTATTATGGGATTAGATGATGACAAGGAGGAAGATGATGAATAAAGAATTTGAAAAAGAATTAGTAAAATTACTAAACAAATATTACAGCACTAATTGGGATTATGTTTGGGAGTTTGAGGGAGACACTATAGAAACTAAGTTATGGTTAGGCGAGGAGGTAGATGATGAAAATAAATAAACTATTAGAACTACAAGAAGTAATTGAAGAAACTAAAACACCTTATGATTTACATACGATATACCAATACTTTTCTAAAAGTGAGGGTGAATGGATTGATGTAGGAGATATGCACCTTACCCATTTTTTAAGAGTAGCGTTTAAATATATGCCAGAAGATATTATGTATGCTAGGTATGAAGATGAT